ATCCACCTTTAAATTCTGCCATCGCCTTCATATAGTTAGCAACTGCAATACAATTGACCGCCCAATCATCTGTTAATTCCTTAACAATTTTTTCGATAGTAGCATCAGTATTACACTTCTGTTTGATAGAGGCGACACCAGCTACAAATCCATCTTGACTTGGCAGCTTTCCATTAAACGCAACTGCAGTATACCAACATTGTGCTGATTCAGACAATTCTGTAATAGCGGCGCCTGCACCGGAACCGCCCCCACCAGTTGCTTGCTTATAAACAATTGTGATTACCTGGTTTCCTGTGGCGGTTTTGATTTCGGTGACATTAAATGAAGATCGTGTCGATCTTACATCCTTGAAGGGGTGTTTTACCTTATTGAGTTTGGCATATAAATCAGCTTTTACTTTAACACGATCATTAACTTTGATCGTTATAATACCGCCAGCCCCATCAACTGAAAGAGGGCCATTATATACAGATTGTATTAGTTCTTTGATAAGAGCGTTATTGTTAGTGGCCATGATATTTTTCCATTATAGTTAAGATATTTATGTGAGCAGGTTGCTGCACATGAGGCGAGTATATCTGAACCCCACAATAAGGTCAACAATAAAAAAGCCCCGAAGGGCCTTTGTTTAGTCAGTTTCTGGTGGATTTCTGAGAGCATCTCGTCGGAGTTCCTCTTCAATTACATCTGCCAAAGTAGCAGGCCGTTTTGGCGGCTCTCCTGGTATAATAGGTTGCCCATTCAGCACAAAGCTAATATCTTCCTTAAATTTCATACGATCATGCATTACTTAAATCCCTCATAGTTACCGGCATTGCGATCTCGCTTGGCAAAATTGCTTTTATCAAACACAGGCTCATCTTGACCACTATCCATAATATCCTTTTGAGCTGATGCTTCTACATCATATAACTTCATCTTCGACTTATCAATACCAAGCACAAACCTCTTAAAACTTGTCAGATCTGCATAGCGATTCTTTAGCTGTTTAATCATTACCTGATTAAGCTCATCGAGTTCATCTGATCTAATCAAAGCAAACATCAAGTCAGCTGTCGCAGGCAAACCAAAAGATTCGCTGGTATCAGTAAGACCAACATCACTGTTATCGTATCCGCCCCTTGTTGTTTGAGTTGCCGTTAATACAGGGATGTTATATTCAACTGCCAAACCACGAAGTTCTTCGGCGATCGACTTAATGTACGTATAAGAGTTAACAGATGCTCCCATCCTCATTCTTGCACTTGAACATATATTTAGGTAATCAATGATCAGTAGATCTGGAGTAAAATCGCGCTTCATCTTCAGTTCTTCAATTAGCGCACGGAAGTGTCCTGAGTGTGCGGCTGCTGTTGGATACTTGAGTCCCTGCATTAGAGTGGAAGCTGCTACGTGACACATGAATAAAGACTTACCTGCACCTGTTCCAGCCAATACCACATTCAAAGATTTCTTCGATAGACCACCATTTGTGATCTTGTTCATCATCTCAAGATCAAACGCAACCTTCTCTTCTACTCGGTGGTAGAAATCAAATCGGCTATCAGCATCATTGATATAATCGTGGCCAACGTGTTGATCAAATGATACAGCAAGTGCTGCTGATAGAATACCTGGAATTGATTCTGGAGTTAGCTTTTCGTCTTTGCCTTCGATAATTTTGATACCTTGAAGGATTGCATTATATACCGCTCGGTCTTTACAAAACTGTTCAGTCTTTTGCAACATCCAGTCAAGGTTTGTATTATCAGGATGCAGTGTGTCAACAATACGATGAGCTTCTGCAAGCTCTTTGTCGTTAATATCTTTTCGGTTACCTAACTCGATCTTTATGATATCTTGTGTTGGTAGTTTATTATACTTTGAAAAGAATGTTGTGATCTCATGTACGATCACCTTCTCTAACCTCTCTTGAAAATATTCAGAAGCAACGAAAGGAGCTACCTTGCGAGTGAACTCCTCATTGTGAATTAAGCATGCTAATATTTTTTGTTCAATTCGCATCTATTCCCCCAGTATAGGTAATGCTGTTTCCCAGCACCCCTTCATCAATTAGTTCTGTTAGAATCGGGCCGATGTATTGAATGAAGGCATTGTCTAAACGAGACCCATCATCTATTTCGTATTCAAATTTAACTCGAAGTACAGTGTCTTCGTCGATCAATTGAACCTTTCCATAGCGATACATTATACCTGCATACGGACCTTCGATCAACTTTATCCATTGGCCATCAATGACCTGGTACGGTTTTAGCTCATCACTCAACATCATCGATTTCCGCTAACTCTACATCAATCGACTCGTCTGACATAAGCGCACCAGCGCTGATCTGGTAGTTGTTCTTGACCCAAATCTGGAAAGCCTTATCAGACAGCACTGGCATCCAAAACTCTTTACAATTAGTATCTACCATTTTCCACTTCTTAGCTTCAACTTCACCTGTTGTGGAATTAACTCGATTATATGAAACGTTACTTGTTTTGACAACTAGCTTAGCTTCCATGGCCATATCAAGCAATCCAGACCACGTTGATAAACCACCATCAAACTTAACAGTGATGGGGATCTTTGACTTTTCGCGAACGTAGCGAGACTTCTCAACGTTGATGATGAAGTTGTACCCCATCAACTCAGTACCTTCTTTATCTTGTTGGCGGCCGATAATGAATATGTTATCGGCCGAGTAGTACGAACCTGTACCGCCACCAACGACATCTTTAGAGTACAATTCCATCGTCTTGTATGTGTGGTTGACAACAACCATTGGAATGTTCTTCATTGTCAGGTGAGGGGTTACCATTCGAAACAACGACTTGATTTGCTTCGCACGACTCATGTCACCAACAGACTTACCTTCCATAGCATCCTCAACTTCTTTCTTAGAAGCTAAGTTGCCGATTGAGTCAACTAGGATGATCACACGATCATCACGTTTCAGACCCTCTTTACCATCAAGCTGTTGCATGATGTCGAACTTCAATTGCTCTACATCTGTAATTGGAGTGTGGATGATTCGTTTAGTATCAATCCCCAACGAATTAAAGTATGAAATAGGAGTCCCAAACTCAGAGTCATAGAACAGCATCACAGCTTCTGGATACTTGTCCATGTAGCTCTTTGCCATGATCAGGCTGAACATAGTCTTAAAGTGTTTTGATGGGCCTGCCCACATTGTCAATCCTGGAGTCATCCCACCATCCAAACGTCCACTCAAAGCAATATTGATTGCTGGGACAGCTGTTGGAATCATGTCTTTTTTCTGAAAGAACTTGGACTCTGCAAGTATTGCCGACTCCTTAATGGTGGAGTTCTTTTTAATTCGTTCTAATAGTGCGTTCATAATTTTCCTTATGTGAAAAAGTCTTCAAGGGTTGATTTTTGTTGCGTTGACCAGTTGAGGGAGTCCAGAATGTTTTGGACTGCATCTTCAAACGTCTTACTATACATCTTACTATAATCTACATATTCTGTCAACTCTAATTCAGGCGGTAACTTGGTCATAAATGCAATACAATCTTGATGTATTGGATTTGGAGTCTTCAAATATATGAACTTGATCTTATCACCGTTTTGAATAAGAGGATACTTGTTGGTCAGCTTCTTATCCTTCAAGTGGTAGTTGTACAATAGAGCACCACGGACGTGGATAGGAGTTGCTTTGGTAAAAATAGTGTTTGGGTTTTGATAATTTTCCAACTTAACTGCAACTCCCCTTGGGAAGGCAATCTCCTCAGGAGTCAGACTATCAAAATCTATTCGGAAGTCAGCAATGTACTTCTGAACCTCTAACTCGGTTCCGTGAAGGATAGTAGTCAATGAGTCGCGCATCTTTTGCCTAATCACTGCTGGAGTGCTTGACTTAACCATGTGCAGACCCATGACCTTGATCTTAGGTACAGCGTACTGGACACCTTCGCTGTTGTGGACGTTCATAATATAACGCTTCTTACTTACGCTGATCATAACGTCGACTAAGTTCTCACGTTTCATGACCATCTTCTGTTCATAAGCGTTCATATAGTCAGCCAACTCCTGATATGATTTATCAAGGAATGGTTGAATTACAGATTCTGCAATCTTATCCATATACTTGATTTTTTCTTCGGTAGTCTTGCCGTGACAAACCTTTTCGATCAGATCTTCCAGTGTCAGCACAACAGAGTCAGTATCAATCAAAACGATGCGGTCGGCACCAGATGTCTTCATAGTTTTGTTAAACAGCTCATTCAGCTTGTTTGCAATCCACCGAATTGATAGCTGCCCCGAAAGAGTAATCCCCTCTGCAATCCTAATATCAAAGTACCGAAAGTAAGCATTACCACAAGCACCATAAGCGCTGTTCAATAAAATCTTCATCGCCATCTGTAGATTATCGAGACGGCTGATTTCTTTCTTCAACTTAACATCACCAGTTCTCTCAAACTCCTGCTTTACCTTAATCATCTGCTTCTTATAGATCACACGAAGATTATAGTATCGCTGCATTTGAGTTGGAAGCAGTCCGCGTTTGTCTTTCGTGAAGCACCAACCATTAGCTGCCATTGAATAATCTTTCGTAATCAGCTCTTGGAGGTCAATAGATTTAGTCAATAGCGTATCAACAGATACACTTATCTGTTTATTCTCAATTACTATTCCATCTTTATCTTTTTTTGAATTAATAATGGTCTCAGGGCTCATGTTATATTGCATGATTAAGTGAGGGTAGAGGGAGTTCAAGTCAAAACTTATACACCACTTATGTTTACCTTTTAGCGGATCCTTAACATAAGCTCCTTCAAAGTGGCTAGTCTTCGAGCTCTTCTTGGTCTGAGGAATCACTATCTTCTGATCATTAAGGTAGTTGTATATGATCACATCCCAAGTCTTAACAGGACCAA